AAACAACCCCCTCTATCGAGGGGGTTGTTGTGGTTAAATAGCAGCAGTGGAAATTTGCTGAATGTTTGTAGGTGCACCCAGTTTTGAGTACTTTGTAGGGTCGAACCCGTTGATGAATCCAAACGTACAGTTGCCCGCACCAAACTGAACACCTGCTGTGTAGGCGGGTGTTATATTCCATCCAGAAAGTCGGGTAATAAAACACCACTCCGAACCGACAAATACAGCCGGGGCGTTTTCTCCATGTAGGGTATTGCGCACTACCGTAATATCGTCTACGATGGTTCCAATGCCGTCGGAGATTTGAATCGGACGCGGTACATCAGTAAAAGTACAATGACTGATAGAAACTGCCCTACACCCCTTCTCAATGTAAATACCATTCATGGGTGCCGTAGCAAGGAACTGGCATGTATTGATAACAGCCGTTGATTTTACTAGGCGTATGCCGTATGACGCAGCGTTACTATAGCTGTTTAGAATATGTACTGCGCCGTGAAGACAATTTGTTAAGTAAATACCGGTCTGCGGGCACTGGTCTGCGATGAAACCATCAATCAGAATGTCCCAGACCGTTGATGGTGTATCGGAGGCGTTAATCCATATGCCATTGGAGTTGCTGCATTCGCAGTTGCTGATATAAATATCTCGAATATCGCTGGAAGAATCAGCAATGAACATCCATCTATCCCCGGTAGCACTGCCAAGGCTGGAAATGCAGTTTTCTGCGCGGAAAGAGGCGTTACCGGAGATACCAGTTGCACCCGTGGAACTCTCTACTAAATGATAACTTGTAATAGGCTTAGAGGTTGCAAGTGCAATATCATGTATAATATTGCGCACCTGTATATTGATAGTATGCGCACATTCTAGCACCTTTCGGCAACCGATTATAAACATATCCTCAATGAAGAATCGCTCAGAATAATCCGAAGTAAAAGCCGCGTCTACATCATCGGTTGCACCGATAATAACGCCATTGCGAAAGATAGTGCGCTCCACATGGGTGGTATTACTACCGTTAAAAATGAATCTGCTGTTGGCAGTAGTAAGCTTAATAACACACCCCTGCAAATCGTATGTTGTGTGCGGTTGAAGATAAATATTATTACTTACAACGTAAGTAGTATTAGTACCCAGTCCAGCATATGTAGCAGGACGACCAAACTTTACTGTACCCTCATAACCTAAGAGATAATTGCTGATAGCAGATCCCAAATCGCCTTCATAGTTAAACCAGTCAACCAGTACAACGCTATCTGTCATCTTGATCGTGCCGCTGTTTGCTTTGCGGAAATGACAGCTAGCACCGGCAATCGGTGCGGTGATCGTTACTGTACATCCGTCCGCAATCACCATTGCTTTGTACGCAAAGTAGGCACCGATCAGTGTGACGTCCTGCGTAATACTGTATGTACCATCCGGAAAAAGCAGTGGAAGGCCGGATGCAATAGCCTTTTTAATTGCCGCCGTATCATCCGCTATGCCGGTGCCTGCTGCGCCGTAGTCCTTAACATTAGCAAATGCAGTAGATGATACCTTCTCAATCTGTTTTTGTAATTTTTCATCTGCCGTAATACGCGCCTGTGTCTCCTTGTCGATAGCCGTCTGTAGCTGTGTGTCGGCGTTCTCTCGGGCCGTCTGCTCCGCGCCGATAGCCGTCTGTAGCTGTGTGTCGGCGTTCTCCCGGGCCGTCTGCTCCGCGTCGATAGCCGTCTGTAGCTGTGTGTCGGCGTTCTCTCGGGCCGTTTTCTCTGCGCTCAAGCCCTCATTAAACGCGGTGATAAGGTAGTGCAGAACTTCATTTGTGGAGCTGCTAACGCAGTTAGAGCCGGGCACATAAGCATCACCGGCGATCATTTTTTTTGTGACACGCACAAGGGACCCATTGACCCAGACAAGATCGTTGACATCTCTTGCAGCTGTGGCGGTGGGGCTGTGGCCCTCATCGGGGGGAGTAATGGCTTTTTTGACATCGGCCCAAAGCTCATCGAAATTGCCTATTTTGGTCCAGAACTCAGTACGGTCCAAAGAAACACCGGACGGCACCGGCTGCACGGAAAGATAAGCGTTGCCGTTGCTGTCTATTACAACGGTGTTGGCCTCATACTGGCTGGTAATGTCCCACTGAATCGGGTTTGCGTACTTGATCGTTGATAGGCTGACGAAATTCGTCAGTTTGGTATTGAGCTCGTTCAATTTATCCATAATCCAATCAAGATTGAGATCATGGAAATTGGTGTAGGGTGCTCTGTGAATAGGATTGATACTCATAAATCACATCTCCTTAATATACCAGCAAACAAAAGTTCGCCCGGATGTCCGTGACGATTTTATGGACAGCATTTTCCATTGCAAGGGTCAACTCTTTGGCAATAAGGTCTTGCGGGTCTCGTCCTGCCCGGCCCTTCTCAGTCACGGTGTCTTTGTAGCCGTTGTGCAATTCGGAAATGTTGTTATCGGTGGTTGTCTGCTTGGTGGTGGTCGTGTCAGTGCCGCGGCTGGTAATGGTGTTCCCAGTTCCAAGGTCCGTTGTACTCTTTTCGGCGGTTTGCAAGGCCCCGCTGTCAAAACCCGTAACAGCCCGGGTAGTGCTGTCACTGCCTGTATTCTGGCCGGTGGTGGTCAGGTTCGGCTCCCGTATAGTCGTCCCCTCGACGCCGTTTGTGCGGTTGATTGTGCCGCCGCTGGTTCCTGCATGGTTGGTGGTTCTGGTTCGGTCATCGGATGCCAAAGCATCGTATTTAAGGCCTAGGGCCTCCGCGTACCGGGTCCAGCTCGGGAGCATGGTTTCAGAATAGACGCCCAGCGCTCTGCGCATAGTGGGGCCGTCCGCGTATAGCACTTCCAATTCCAGCGTATCAAACAGTAATTGATTGCAGACAGCGTCTTTAGAGACATTGTCAGGGACTTTCAAGTCGTCGAACAGTTTCGGGTAACTTGCCAACAGGCCGTTAAAGCTCAACATTGCGTGCATTGTTGTTCACCTCCTTTGCCTCAGTATCGGGCGGAAAACGCCAATCGACCCACAATGTGGACTTGTCGAGGCCAAACAGTCTATGTACTCGTTTGCACCCACGCTGTAAGCTGTCCAACCATAGCGACGCTTTGGCGGCTGTCTCGACGTTGTTAGAATTGACTTCGTCGGTCAACATCCGCTCTTTCTTGCTGGTGTTGGTGTTGGGGATGCCGACTTCCGTATCAAACAGGGCTTTAATTGTTTTGAGCGCTGTCAACAGTTCGTTGGTGATAAAGTTCCCTTTAAGGTCTGTCGAAAAATACATCCACGGGGCTTGACTGGATGTACCGTTCTTGGGGGCCTTGAGCAAAGAAGAATCGACAAATACGGCGGGGTCTCCCTGCATGATCTGGTCGAACATCTTTTTAAAAGATTCTGCCCCAGCTTTGTTACCAGAGGCGAACACATACGCCAACCGGCTGTTAATTAAATTGCTTTGGATGGTCTGGGCAGCAAGGGCCATCATATCCCCATAATAGGCCACAATATCCACCATGCCGCGGTAATCGGGCTGTAAATTGATGATCTCGCACTGTTTCCCGATTTGCAAATATGGTGATCCTTTAATAAAAGGGTTAGCAATGATGGAGTGTGTGGGATTATAGAAGATGTTAATGCCGGTCAGTCCCATTCGGTCATAAACGAGGCCGTAGCGGTCAGTATCGAACACCGTAACACCTCCGGAACCGAAGACAAGATATTGTAAGCGGTTGCTGGGCCAAGTGTCGGGGAGCGTCCACCGGACCATAGACACAGCTTCGAGGAACAGATACTTGCGGAAATAATAGGATAAGCTGTTACCCTTGGTGTGCATTACGGAGGGAGACACCGGGGACACATGAGCGTTGATTTGCTCATAGCTGTAGGGGGCGCTCATAACAGACGACCTCCTTTTGCCATTTTAAACAGTAACCACACCGGCAACTTACCGGCGGGCCACGGCCCGGGTCCCGGGCCTCCGCCGGTGTCCCATTCTACATCCCATGTGCCGACCTGATTCGGGATTCTGATAATGCTGGACGGGTCCCTCAGGTTTCCGGCTGCATCGGCGTACTCCCAATGCGTGTGAATGCCCGTTGCATATCCCGTTCGGCCCTGTGTGCCAATAAACTGCCCCTTTGTGATCGTGTCGCCAACGTTCCAAATCTGTGAGGCAAAGTGTGCAGCTCGCCATGTTGTGCCGTCGGCCATTCTGACTTTAATCATATTGCCCCACGACTGATCGCCCGAGGTACTGCCATTCCAGTGCTGCGCCACGATCACAACGCCCGCCTCTGGCGCGTACGCTTTATGATTACCGTGTACTGTGTCAATGCCCCGGTGGGGACTTCCATCCGGGTACGCCGGATAACCGGCTGTCACTCTGATTGGTGACACATTAGTAATACACTGTTTATATACTGCCATTGTTTATGCCTCCTACTCATAGAAAAAACCATTCTTCATATAACTTTTGACACTGTCGATTTCTTCTGCTGTTGCCGCTAGTGCGATGTCGGGATCGTCAACCATAATATACCCCGGAATACTGGATATTTGCACCCGCCGACATAAGGGTCTCCCATGGTCATCATTGTTGTCATCCACAAGAATTTTAAAGCGGGCGACCATATAAGGCACCGAATCAAAAGCGATTGTAGACCCTGTGGCACCCTTACTTGCAACATCCGCGTTGGTTGCTTGTGCAGCATTTAGAATACCGTTTCCGACGTCTGAAAAAGATCCCCCGGATAATGCTGCTTGGAGACCTCCGACCGCAGCAGCAACACCCGTTTGCAGCAGTCCTCCGCCCGATGGTATATCAAATGTAATATTTGAAAGTTGAATAGGTACCCCGAGTTTTGCGGTTGTCTCGTGTACTAGCTGATTTGTATCGGTAAACATACGCAAGATACTGTCGCCGGTGAAAAGGTCCGTCACATACTGGATAGATAATGTCGCGGCACCCCACAATTTGGAGGCATCAAGGGGAATTACTCCAAATGGTTGCAAGAAGATAGTATAGTCCGTGTATGGGGAGGCGTTACAATACCCTCCACGATTTGCCGCTTGCGGGTGCTTCGGAATAGCCACACTTACCGATTTTGTTAGATTGTTATTATCTTCTCCCAAAATCCAACACGGAATGTCTACTGACCACCAACCAACATCTACACTAGAAACAAGCGGTAAATGTGCGGCGAGCTCGGCAATACCAAATGGAAAGTAGTTACAACTTACGATATACTGATAAGGATTGAAAAGCACCTTTGTTAAACTGTCACTAATCTCTGTATTGTCAATACTAAGGTACGATACATCGGTTAGTAATTTGGCGGCGAGTTTTTTAGCGTTTCCAGGAGACATTACTACATAAGTGACAGCTCCAATGGAGTTGGGGGATTTGGCTATAAATCCAATAACAAAGAAACCTCCGCTGATCGTTTCAGCAAAACCGCCTTGAAAAGCATTTGTGACACTCTGAACGGTAGCTTTTGCCGGGTAAAGGCTATCTGAAATTGTGCCATCATACTGGGCCGACGATCTAACCACATATTCGGTAGCAGACCCAATCTGATCTCGGTAACTTGCAAGCGTATCAACAGTCAGCGAGGCCACCCAGAGACCGTTGGCATATGTCCAATTTTTAACCCAGTAATACCGGCTGAATGTGGGAAGGTAGCAATAATTGTACCCGGTGGGGTCACTTTGTGTTGCAATCTTGATCTCGGGGTCAATGATGTTACAAGGGGCTTTAAGGTCAATTCCGAACTCCTTCCCACTGCTGGGCCGCTTTGTGCTGTTTGTGCGCTTTGCAAACTGGTATAATATAGCTTGCATTTTGCACCTCCTATAAAATAACCGGCGGGCATCTGCCCGCCGGTGATGGTCAGGACTTCGATGGGTCCGCGTCCTTGTGCGTAGTGGTTTTCAGGGTGGAGGCTCGGGCTGCTCTGCCCGTGCTGGGCGCAGTGACATCTCCGGAAGTCATCATGAACAAAACGGCGTTTTCGGTGAAGTCATCATACCACGACCAACCGTAGTGATACCAGAAGTTCGTATACAGGCCGCGTGCGTTCATGGGGGTCGGAACCACGCGGGACAGCTTCGGAGTGTATCCGATTGCATCCCAGTCCAGCAGACACCCGAACACATTGGACAGCTGCACCGCGGCATTTTTGGAGGCCACACCGGCGGCACTGGTAACAACAGGCGTAGCGGAGATGGTTTCGCGCTCGTTAATGTTCTGCCAGAACGTAACCTGCTCCGCATCGCGGTATTTCAGCATGTTATCATGGAATACCTCGGGAATCACGCGGGCATCAATCTGACTTTGCGTACCGCTGTACAGGTAGAGGTGCTGGCGATCATAGGGGGTGTGGCGCATGATGTTGTATGTCGTGCCGTTGATCTTCCAGTTTTGGTGCCAGTTGATGGAGCGCTCTTTCATCAGGCGGGAAATATCGTTGATTCGACCATATGCGTACTTTGCGAACCCCGGGAAGTTCGCTTCCTTATACACGTCCTGCACGGTCAGTTTCGTGCCCTGCTGGGCGTTGTACTCATCGAGCAGATAAATAACGCTGTGGGGGCTGGTCACGGTCATGCCGGTCAGATGATTGGCCATCAGGTTATTGGCCAAGTTGCGCCGGTCTGCCTCGATCTGGTTCGACAGATGCAGCACGAAAGAGGACCAGAACTGCGCCAGTTCCTCGGGGCCTTTGAAGGCCGCTTCCATCTGGGTATCTGCCTGCGTGTACACACGACTGTAGTTGGTCTGGCCATAGTAGTTAGTCTGAAGGACTTTAGGCTTGTGGACTTCGTACATATCCACGCTCTGGCCCTCCTCCAGCGCCCACGCCTTGTCGGTGACGGGGTCAGTGTCGCAGAAATTGATCTTCCGCACATGGTTAGACCAGTCGTCAGCCGTGACCTGCAAGCGCTTCAGGGGGGCATCATAGGGACGGACGGCAAAGATGGTGCGGCCCAGCACTTGACTGATCGCCTTGGTGTAATTGTCGGGGCCGGTCAGCAGCGTAGATTGCGCAACAGAAACGAAACTAGACGTGTCCACGATGGGCGATGTCGGTTCCTGACCGGTGGCCATTTTGTTAATCTCCGTAAGAATTGCGGCAATGTCCGCAAAATCCATACCAAGAGGCATATTACTTCACTTCCTTTCCATAGGTAGGATCAATGATTCGGGCCGTCACAGTTGCGGCATCTGCCGCGGGCTGCGGCTGAATGCCAAGGCCCAGCGCGTTTGCTTGCAGCGTCTGGGTCATAGTCTGCATCGCCTGAGCGCTGGCCTGCTGGCCCTGCAAAATCTGCTGTAATAGGGTCTCGAGGCCGTCATACTGCGGCACGGGCTGCGGCACGGGCTGCGGCACAGGCTGCGGCACGGGCTGCTGCGTGGGCTGCGGCACAGGCTGCGGCACGGGCTGCGGCGTGGGCTGCGGCACAGGCTGCGGCACGGGCTGCGGCGTGGGCCTCTCCATAGCTTCAATTTCTGCTTTGGTGTATCCGGCCATTGCAAGGGTCACTTTTTCACTGATTTTCAATTTTAGTCGCCTCCATTACAACATATGTATCATGTGCCAAACACTCAACGATCTTATCTTTGTCTCCTTTGGAAAGAGGTCCAACCGCGCAGCACTGCCGCGTGTGGGCAACATTTGCCCAGTCGCTATAGTAGCCGATGTTCAAACGAGTGCACCGGTCAGCCAGCAGAAACGCACGCTCGTTTGTTATCGACTGGGCGAAAATGATATAACAACCCATGGTTATTCCTCCTTGAGTTTTGCAAAAATTTTGGTGAGAGGCCCCACCAATTCGGGGTTAATCGCCCCGATATTCTCGATGATGCTGCCAATTTCCATCAACACAAAATAGGTGCAACCGATGGCCGAGAAACACACATTGACATTGACGCCCACGATGGGTAAATAGAAATCAGCGGCAGCAAGCAACCCGACTGCAAAAACTTCACCGAGTTTGTGGTAAAACCCCTGACGCATCACGCTGGAATCAAAACCAGTGGTAGAAAAGGCTTTTACTACCCCACTGACAACATCCATACCGATAAACACCAGAACGGCCATAATCGCATAAACGTTCATATAACATCACCTCCCTACAGATACAATAAAATCCCCGGTTCTTGCGCTGGCTGACGCTTGCCCGCCCCTTCTGGGGGTTGCCTGTGGGCACCGGAGATTATCTTTATTATATACAGAGTGTGTAAAAAAGTCAAGTACCACAATACTCGCGGAAAAATATTTCGTCTGAGTAGCGCTCAAACTCCATTTGTCGTTGCAGATACGCGGGCCAAATATACCCATACGCGGCCCTAAATCGTTTACGCTCATAATCGCCAGTGCCATACAGGGGCATCTCGCCCGACCTATGGCGGCAAACATAGTAAAGGGGTTTGCTCTTATGCTCATAGATGCAGCACCGCCCAATTTGAACAAGTGGGTAGTATTCCCGGAGGGGTCGGGATACTACAAGACTTTTCTCCTCGGTGCTGTATTGGTTTTCAATAGCAGACCTATAAAAGTCCGTTCCGGTCATGGACCTATAGAGGGCCGTATTGGCTTTCTCTTTTGCAATAGGGCTATCCACAAGATCAATCAAAAGGATTCCTTTATCGGCCAACAGCTTGACGCGCTCTTTCTTGCCGATCATCTTTTCTACTGTGTCGGTGATTTCCCATTGCATGTAGTAAGGGTTAGCCATTCCTACAGCATTTGACATACATAATAACGTCAATGGCTTTTGCCCTTGCAGTTCGCGGTTGCGGTTGACCGTCTCATAAATGTTGGCAAGGCCCACGCCCTCGCCGCGCCGGTAATAGTCAGATTCTTCTTTCTGGTATTCGTCCAAGATAATTATATTGGTATGGGGGCTTGAAAAGCCACGGGTACGAGCAAGAGTAACAACACTGCCCACTACTCCGGCCATTTGGGCCGGTTTTATGGGTGCCCCTGTATCAGTGTAGGCCCCTGCATTGCCCACTTCATAGAGACCGGCAATTTTAGGCAACTTAAACGGAGCGTAATGCGTTTGCAAATCATCGTTCAACGGAGACCACGGCCACATACTGGGAGACGCACAAATAAGTTCCGCTTGCTGCGGCGTGCGGCGCAAATACAGAAATTCATCTCCGGTCTGGTGAACGTGCTTTAGCGCTCCATAGGTTTTGCCGGTACCGCGTCCGCCCCATATAAAAATAATTGGGGCACCGGTGGAAAGAATACCGTTTTTTTCGGAGAAGTTCGGCCATCCCTCATCTGTGTACAATTTGATCATCAAACAACCTCCATAATCTTGTACCCGAGTATCTTCGCGTAGTCGTCAGTAATGCCTAGTGTGTATGTATTATCACAAATACACAGGTTTCTTGTTATGTGCACCGTATGCCCATCAACCACAAAGTCCGGCACATTGGGCCGGTCATTATACACAACCATGTTACCGGCCGCCAAACAAAAAGTAAACCCGGGCTTAAATACATCAAAACCGCCCCACAGTGACAGCTCCAAACCGCCCTTGCGTTTGCTAACTCCCGCAATAGTGGTAGTAATGACCCCACCTTTTTTATAAGTAGTTGCGTATTTTTTAGCGCCCCATGTCATAAACTCCGCATAGCTGCGCTCTTGCTCGTACACGCCCATGTAATGAGTATTGCCTTTCGGGTCCGTAGCACAAGCGCCGTTATCTTTCGCAAGCTGTTTAACAGCTTTGTTAAACTCCGCTAAATCAATCTCGCCCATGTATTTGACGCTGTCGGTGTCGCAGTACACGCCATTTTTGCCTGCGGCCCATTGCGCTATTTTTAAGCGCTTGCGGGTGTGGGCGGTTGTCCATACGCCCCATTGGTAGGGCAGGAATAAGTGGGGGCGATGGTCGTTATAACTGCCCTCGGGGTCGTCGGTGCACTCGCTCCAAAGATTGTCGGGGTCGTCTTCGTCAAAAAGTGTGTCAAGCTGCAAGGGGTCTTGCGCGGTCATGCCGTAATAGCTATTGAGATCGCCCTTTGACTTGACATAATACAAATCTTGACCGGCTACACCTTTAAGGGAGGTCTTACCGGTATAACTCTCTTTTACACAATCCGTCAAGGGCTTTGGAAGTTTGCCATAATCGGACGTGTACAGGTCCAGAATGTTAAGGGCTTCCCAGTCATATTCTTTAGCAATGATTCTAAAATCTATATCTGTTATGGTAATCTCGAAATGTTCAGCAGACAGCAGACGGCCATTGTCGTTAATGTATCCTTCACAATGCCGAACCTTTGCAAGAGGGATATAGGGGAACCCCCACCACTTAAAGCGCTGGCGCAAACCTTTTACTTGCAAGCGCATCAAGCACGCCTTGCCGTGCCTCATACATTGCATCAAGCGCCCTACGGTGGCAGGTTCCTGCCTGAACGGCGTCATAGGAAAATAACATTCACATTGCACGGCCGGGTATGCACTCGACATATCCACGGAACCAACGTTTTCCAAATGCAACCCTACATAATAGCGGTTGGCGTGCGTGTCACCTCCTCGGAACGCTTCCCGCAGCATCTGGTATAGGTCCCATGATGGCAACAGGCGCTTGACCCTTTTAATGCCCCATTCATACATAGCCTCTCGAGCCATTCGTCTGACATACCCGGTGCGCGTCATTGGCAGAGTGTACAGGTCATCACCGTCTCGGTTCATCTCGATTAGCAAGCACTCCACAATACACCTGACATCGTTGATACAGTACGCTAATTCTGTAGGCGTTAAGGGTGTCCATGGGTATCTGACCTTTGAGTAATCAAGTGCCCCGGTCAGTTTGGCATGAGGGGCGCCCAGCTGTTTGCCCCAGGCATCAAGGGACAGATTGCTGTGCCTCATACTGCATCGGTACTCAATCGCACGATTGTCGCATTTTAAGACCCTGCGCGGCTTGCTGGCGAACACATCACCCGGGCCAAAATCCAGTATACCCGACAAATATTGAAACTCGTGTGCGAGGTTGTGAACATACATGCAAAGATACCAGTTGCCTTGCGGGCCACTGTTGGCTTGTAGGTAATCACTGATCGCACTTGTAAAGTTCAGCCACTCATCCCACGACCTACCAATAATGGTTATATCCAAGCCGAGTTGGCACTGCCAAATATACATTATGGTATGGGGATTCCCGTCCGCATCAACACATACTCGGCTAGTCTCAATATCAAACGCACCCGGCATATTCACATATAAGCGCTTCTTGTTTGTTTTGCGTTTCTTGCCTTTTGTGTGTTTGCGGTCTAAATGCTCCATAAGCCACGGGACAGGGTTATAATTACAAGCCTCCACCAAAACCTCCGCGCAGGTCGGCGGAACTGCTGCCACCGCTGTAGTCCCATTCTTTACCATAGTTGACCTCACCTTGCTGCCACTTTACAAAATCGTCAATACTGACACTGTAGCCCCCTTTCTCGCGCCAGTACATAACCGGCTGATCGGACGGATAGTAGTAGACGCCCGATGCTTTCACGATCTCCCACCACTCCGACAGTGACATGTACTGATCCTCGGGAACATCGGCTATATCAATACCGCCGACTTTCATTTTCTGCTTAAACTCCTCCCGAGCACCGCCCACAGTGGAACCTTTAGAGCGCACAAAACGCGCTACATCCGCAAGGGCCTGTTCCAATGCTTTACGGTCTCCGCGCATTGCCTTTATTGTCGGGAACCCCCCGGCGAATTCTTTATAAACGTCACTTGTGCCACTGATGGCGTCTTTTGATAGGCGCTTAATACGCTTCTGAGCAATATCGCGCAATCGTGTATATTCTTTGCGCATCTGACTATCTGGCCACGATTCTAATGCATATGGGGTATACAGTTCCGGGCCATACTTGAGGACTGCGCTTGCTTTAGCTGCTCCTACCGCCATATTTCTCGCGCTCCTTTCTATCTAAGATCATATAATACCAGTCCAGAGGGTCCGCTTCAATGCCCAATCCGTTGAAAATAATTTCGGCCCATTCAGAACGAAAAAACTTAACATCATTGGTTGTGGCTCCACTATATACAATGGCCATTGCGAGGTTAATCAAAGAATCGCCACAGTTAAGTAAGGACGCTCTATTATCTTTACTTTTCATAGGGTGTCTCCTATAATAAATATGGCCGCCGCATGTGCGGCAGCCATTGGTTAGATCACACCAAGTTCAAAGACAAAACCTGTCCTTTTTTGGTGCTAATCAGCACAGGTTTGATCTTCACCGGTTCCGTCCATGTATCAGGAGTGCCGAGCAGCATAAACATCCGTTTCAAAGACTGATACACGCCAACGGAAACACAGGCGTAGGACTGCCCCTCCTCGGTAATGAGAACAACGCGGGGTGCAATCGTCTTGCCCTCGGGGGCATCGTCCTTGCTGACCTCCACGCACTCCACGGACACATGGACCAGCGACAGCACCTCATTAACATGCTCCTTCAACTTGTTGGCGGGGTTGCTTGTAGCATTGTAGAATGCAACCGCGGCAGAGCGGTCAGAGAGGTTCATATCGGTATACCCCACACCGGTATTCATCACATCGGACACCATCATGGCGCCCTGGTTCTCGGACTTCATCATTGATTCAAACATAATATAGCTCCTTTCATTATGTGCCCTGTCATCATCAGTACCGGGCGGGCGGTCCCGGTAGACGGCCCGGAGGCCGTTTCGACTTATTTTTTGTTATATAAAGAGTACATAGCCTGTACCCCGTCACGCACACGGGCCGCACCCTGATACATAAGATCGGCTGAAACACAAGTTCCTTTAAAGCCCTCAAGGGTGTGTACTTGCTCGTCGCAATGGATGAGAGCTTGCTTATAACCGGCCAACCAGGCCCAATCTTTTGCGGCTCGGATAGCGTCCTTCGGGCCCTCATACTCGCAGCAGGTCAGAGACCCATCGGGATGGATCTCAATGATAAATTTACGCATTTCCATTTGGCGCGTCTCCCTCCCGTAAAATGCCCAAAGTCTTTGCAAGACTGACAAGCATCTTGATACTGTCGATGATGTCATCGTCAGAAAGATCAATTAAGTTCTTACCATCAAGAGTAATGTTATCATCGGTTAAAGTGATTTTAATCATGACTTCTTTTTTCATTGGAGCACCCCCTTTCTTTTCTTTCATTGTCTATATTATACCATACACTAA